AACAGTAGCTGTCTGTCTAAGTTGTTTCCAACTCTAAGGTATGTTATGTCATTAGTTCCTGATAGGAAGTTAACAGTTCCAGTAATATCAAGCTTGTACGTAGGACTAGTAGTGCCAATACCGACGTTGCCAGCTGCTGTAAGGTGCAGTATGTTGTTTACTGAATTTGAATGGAATGCGTGTGAACCAAAATTGTAGTAGTTCATTGCCCCGGCTCCTCCATAGCTGCTATATCCAGCACTTGCTTTAAAAAAGTATGCGCCATTAACTCCATTGGCTGTGAATTCCATTTCAGAATATCCAGCTACAGTGTCACTTTGCAAACCTAAAAGAGTACCGTTCCCAACTACAGTTAGTTTTCTATTTGGACTCGTAGTTCCAATACCTACGTTGCCACTTGACTTAATTACCAATCCATTATTTAAGGAGTCATTTGTATATAGCTTTAAATCTTGGTTTACGTCAGTTCCAATACCAATGCCTCCTGAGCCACCATCATAAAAAGATATATTATTAGTATCACCCTGTATTCTAGCGACGTACCCAGTTGCGTTATTATCAACGTGTAGTTTGACAGCTGGACTCGTCGTACCAATGCCGACTTTATCATCAAACGCAACAGACTTAGAGAATCTTGCACGATTACCAATTGCCTTTTGTACATAATAACCATCAACATCACCGACATTAGCTAAAGCCAATACAGTGTATGAGTTATTGTTTATAGCTGGGGTTAATGATGTTACTGTACCCTGATTCTTATGCAATACAAAGCTTCTAAATGTACCATCAGTTACTGCCCTTCCAACTTGTACTTGAATACGAACTGTACTTCCATAGTCAACTGCACGGACTGCACTTAACCAGAAATCGTTATGAGCTAATGCCTTAGTTACTTCAACGTAAGTATCCTGTCCGTAGTTAAATGAAGCACTGTAGTAGGTTCCAACTTCAATCTCAAACCATCCGTGATGAGCTGATGATGGTGCGGATAGTCCATTCCACTCAAAGGCAATTTTTCCGTGGTTTTCACCATAGCCCATTTCAGCAATATCAATCCAGTCATTAGCAGCTGGTCTTAATGCTGTTGATGCTGTAGCGCTTACATATATAACACCAGATGTCTTTATGTTGCCACTTACATCTAGTTTTTCTGATGGACTAGTAGTACCGATACCAACGTTTTGAGAATCATTTATATAGAAGCTAGAACTTCCTTGTCTTGTTATATTGAATATGCCCTGACCATTGTTATTGGTGTCAACTTCAAAAAACAACCCACTTGGCGCTCCAAAAAGTAATCCATACGAAAGTTCCTGAATATAAACATCAGTTCTATCACCTCTAAACAGTATGCGTCCGTTATCTACACCATCGTGTACTCTAATGGTTCCTATTACTTCTAGTTTCTGACTAGGACTATCAGTACCAATACCTACGTTGCCACCGGAAGTTAATTTCATAGTTGCGTTACTATTCGCATACCACGTATGGTCTCCTTGACGAGAATTATATCTAGCGTGACCGGAGTTGTTTTCTGTTCCTATATATACTTCCCAAGTACCTGCTGTATTGTGGTATTCAAATCCGGCATATCCAGCATATGTAATTCTAGATGTTCCACCATTTACATCTAACTTATAAGCTGGACTAGTAGTACCAATACCTACGTTGCCATTGTCTGTAATTACCATATGCCAAGCAGTACCAGCATTATTGCCAATGTACATTTGACCATTATAGTAATCCATTTGGAAACCATCTCCACCACCTTGTGCAGCAAAAAGAAAATCCCCATCAATTATGGTCACTCCACCACTTGTGAAAGTAGGCGAATATATCGTGCCATCTACGTGCAACTTGTATGAAGGACTCGTCGTACCAATACCGACGTTGCCGCCGGAGGTAATAACTAATCTCTGAACTGCAGCAGTAGCATCATATACATACCAGTTATTGGCTGCTTCGGCTGCCGAAGTGGAACCACCTGTTCCAATTCTATACTCTCTGTTAGCCTTAAAATGAACCTCAGCATAACTATATGCTAAAGTTTGCTCAACCATTATTCCACGAGTGTCATCAGAACTAACAACGTGTAGTTTTCTAGATGGACTATTAGTACCTATACCTACGTTGCCAGAAGAGTTAATATACATCCAGTCAGTAGTGTGTAATTCATTTCTGAATGTATGTCCAGCAGCTGAATAGTAGTTCTGTCCATTCGTATATGGAAGCCAGTTATGGTTATATGTGCTATCTATTGCTAGAAGATTCGCACCAGATGTACCTGCTGCCACTTCAATTCCTGTTGCGCTTGGGTGTACTTCTGAGCCAACTTGAAGTTTCGCTGTCGGATTAGTATTTCCAATACCTACACTACCACCATCAGTGATTACTACCTTATCGTTATGATTGAACGTGTTTGCCATATCAAGAATTGCTTACTGTTTGAGAAGTATTTGAACCACCGACAAAGATGGTAGTGACTAATGTTAAAGATTCGTTTGCGGACCCGTTTGTGACTGTGCAAAGCAAGTCACCTCCGTCATTACTAAAAGATACAGAGAAGTCCTCCTCCGCACTAGGTCCAGTGTCTACAACCTTAAAGGCCACTGGGTCTGCATCTCCTGCCTTTACAACCTCGTAAATCTTTGCTACTTTGTAGGTTTCTGTTTCCGCTACAAAAGTCGCTCTAGCGGCTTGTACGCCGTTTGTATTGGCTATTCTGAAGGCGACTACTGATGCGGATGTTTGAATTGTAGACTTGATAGAGTAGATACCTGCCCCGTTCTGAACAACAAGATTACCCGCTGAGGCGGTGATGTCATTAGTTACGTTTACAGATGTTGCGTTAAAACTACCGTTAACGTCTAGTTTGTAAGAAGGGGAGGTGGTACCAATGCCTACGTTGCCCGATGAATCAATAGTCATCCTTGTGGCATTAGTACCGGTTCTTTGGTATACCATCCATTTATTTCCTGAGGCAGCTCCCATTGACCAGTTGCCGGCTGTAGAAACAAGATTCATCCAAGTGTTTCCATTTGGAGACTCCACAATGAACGGTTCATTTTGGTCTTTGTAAACGTGGAGCGCAGCAGATGGACTAGTAGTGCCAATACCTACGTTGCCAGTAGCAGTAATACGCATCTGTTCCGTTTGGGCGGCTCCAACTGTAGACCCTTTGGTTCTAAATGTTATATGGCCACTATATGCACCGTTATCAATAACACGAATACTTGCGGCAGCATTAGCGTAGTTGGCTATGGTAACATTATATGTGTTAAAATCTAAATCAACATAAGCATTAGCACCTCCTGCTGTGTTATTCAACAGTAATGCAGTTCCGCTTGACGTTATTAGGTTATGTTGTTTTGCAATAGGGTTAGTAGTACCAATACCTACGTTGCCATCTCTGTCAATAACCATTTGGTCAACAAGAGTAGTGGATTGCTTAAAGGTGCTAAACACCATTTTACCACCATCATTAACTCCGTTGTCAAGAGTCCCTTGAGCTTCTGTTCTAATAGAGCCAAATACATCAGTCATATTTGCGCTTCCATCTAATGACTTGAAGTCAATTTGACCTATAACTTGCCCGTCAACTAAAGACGTATCTGAATTTGATATAGTTATAATTGGTGATGTAGAGGATACGTGAAGTATGGAAGTTGGAATATCAGTCCCAATACCTACGTTGCCGCCTGATTGAAGGTATATTCCGGTGTCAAGTCCACTTGTTGTTGAGCTTTGTATCTGAATATCAGTTGCAGCCCAGTCTCCTGGATAACCTGCTCGTAATTTAACTAAGTTTGCTGCACCAGTATCAATGAGTAGCCCACTTCCGGCAACTGATGAATCATAAAACCTAGCATCACCTGCTACATCTAACTTATAAGCTGGACTAGTAGTGCCAATTCCTACGTTGCCAGAATTAAAGTATGTGGCAGACGTGCCTCCATTTATCAGGTTAGTCAATGTACCACTATCGTTGTAAACAGCAACTTGACCGTCTGTACCCCCTCCTAAATCTCCTAGACCTAGTATGGATTGAGAGCCATTTTTTATAAGAATTCTACCACCATCTCCTTTATCTACTAGTATATTTCCATTTATCTCTAACTTCTCACTAGGGCTCGTAGTACCAATACCTACGTTGCCACCCATAGAGAAGTGCATTAAGTCAAGCAAACTTGATGCAGAACTATCGTACCACTGAATACGACCAGCGTCACCAACAGCCCTTACTCTAAATCTATCGTTTGTATCGGTAAAACTATTTGTGTCAACAAAATCAAGAAGTGGAG